CGCGTTGAGCTGAAAACGAAGTGGGACCGCCCAGGCAACAGCAAATCTGGCTGGGTGCAGAACAGTCTGCCAACCAAACCCACCTACCCGCATCTCACCCAGGTCGCTGGATACTTTCACGGCACCGGCCTGCCGCAGACCATCGTCTACGCCAACAAAGCTGACTTTCGGATCTTCACACCGGAGAACTGCGAGGAGCTGCAGCCCGACAATTTGAAACGGGTCTGGGGAGCCGCGGCCCGTGACTGCCGCATTCGCGAAGGGTTGCTGCAAGCAGCGCACGCACTGGGCGGCGATATCCGCGATCTGATGCGCCTGGTGCCACCACAATTCTCTCACCCCTTTGCCTGGGACGTAGCGCCGGAGGTCAAGGCCATCGCCTTGGAGCTTTGGGATGAATAACGACGACATCAACAAACTGGAGGAGTTTATGAAATGCCTGGAGACCTTTTCGATCACGATCGGCACAGTGCTGATCACAATAATAGCGGCTCTACTTTGGCTATGAGGTGGCCGTTTGCTCGATCGACAGATCCTGATACCAGCTTTGACGCTGGCGACAGTATGGCTGGGTCGATACCGAACCAGCACAAAGCAATTTGCAAACTGCTGTCGGACAACGTGCCGCGCGCAGCTGAGCAGATTTCTGACGAGCTGGGCTATGAGATCTGGCGGCGGATGTCAGAGCTGGAGAAACTCGGCGAGGTCGAACGCTGTGTCGATCTGCCGAAGCATAAGAACCGCAGCAACCGGCAAGCATACAAATATCGGGCAATCTGATGGACGACTATTATACAGAGATGAAGGCGGCGACGATCGCTGCAATGCAAGAAGCAGATCAGCTGGGCCAAACGGATGGCGTCAACCAACGCGGCGGCAAAAAGTATCTGGAAGTGAAGCACCGGACGTCAGTTTTCCGCCGACACTTTGGCACCACAATGGGCATAGAGACATCGATCATGCACATTGATGACAACCTGGTACGGATCAAGGCAACTGTGCGTGATCAGGCAGCGATGATAGTTGGGTCTGGCATTGCGGAAGAGCGCCGCGGGTCCAGCAACGTCAACACTACGTCAGCAGTCGAGAATTGCGAGACGAGTGCGATCGGCCGTGCCTTGGCATCTATGGGCCTGCACGGTGGTGAGTATGCCAGCGCAAACGAGATCGACACGGCGCAGCGTAACAGTGCCGCGATTGCAGCGACACCGGCACCACAAGCAGACGTGCCTGGCGTGCCAGAGTTCAAATGGCTCGATTGGGTGTCGGAACGATCTGACGAAATCAAACATTACGACCGCGAGTCGCAGCTGCATGGTTTTCTGCAAGACTACCAGCTGCAGCTCAAACAACTGCGAGCAGCTGACGATAGCTTAGCCAGCCAGCTCGTTGATCAATGGCAAAAGAAGCAAGAGGAGTTTCGCAAATGAGCGGCCAACGACCACAACTCGGAAACAGCAACGTGCGAATTGATCGGCGCATCGATCCAGATACGCCGAACGTGAAGGCGGCAATGTATCTGAACTTCACCGACAAGGATCTGGAAGAGCAGGTGCTGAACTACATGCGGACAACAGGCGAGAGACCCAACGTGGTCATCCAGCAGGTTGAGGGTCCAGGAGTGTACACCAAGCTGATCAGTGTGAACCTGTTCGTGAATGATCCACCTGGTGCAGCACCGGCACCGCCACCGGCAACAGGGGGGTCAGATGGAAGCCCCTTCTGAGGAACCAAACCTGGTGGACATTGCCACGGCATCGAAGCGGCTATTCGGTTCCGCGGATTCAAAATACAAACAACGCCTGGTCCGCGAGGCGAACCTGGGCCGGATCAGGTTTACAAAAATAGGGAGAATGATTTTTCTGCCTCAAGATGAGATCGAACGCCTGGCAGCAGGCAAATAAAAAAGGGGGCCGGTTGGCCCCCTTCTTTTTACACCGCAGCGCGTTGTCGCAGCTGCTGATCTTTTGCGGCACCTTCCAACCAGTGCCCGTAAATCGACTCCGTTACCTTGCTGTTTTCATGACCCATCAACGCAGCCACCTCGACCAAATCCAGGTTTGGATTGTACAGCTGCAGGCTGGCGTAATGGTGACGCAGATCGTGCCACCGGATTACGTCCACACCGGCACGGGCACAGGCAGGCTTGAGCGCGCCGCGCGTGCGTCGCTTTGATCGACTGCCATCAGCGTTCGTGCCCAGCTCGCCATTGAGCCGATGCGGTGACAGGATGCCGCCGTCCTCGTTGGGGAACACGAAGTCATCGTCCGCTGAGAACTCGGACTGCAGCCGCCACTCGCGCAGCTCTTGGAGCAGCTCTGCTGAGATCGGCACGTTACGCCATGCCGCATCAGATTTTGGATCACCAAGCACCCAGCGTTTAGTCTCATCCAAAATCGCGGCCTGCTCGACAGTGACAAAACCGGTTTCGAAATCGATGTGCTTCCACTGCAGGCCACGCTGCTCACCAGAACGCAAACCCGTCTTCGACGCGAACTTGATATGGATGGTCCACTTGCCAGCGTGCTGGATGATCCGAAAGACCACGTCCTTGGAATATCGGACGGCGTCCTTCTTCATCGCCTTGGTAGAACCGATCAACTCCGAGATGCTGATCGCGTCGCAGGGATTTCGAGCGCACTCGGCGCGACCGTGCGCGCGCTTGAACACCTTCTTAAAAAACGACCAGCGGTTCAAAATCGTTTTGGGTTTACGAACTTTGGTCAGCCCCCTGATGGTGTCTTCGACCAGGTCGGCACTGATGTCGTTGAGCGGCAGGTCAGCGAAGAACTGGTTCCAGAACTTCGCTGCCTCCATCGCGTCCTTGTAGGTGGTGAACTTGAGGGTGTCCTCTGGGTTCTCCCAGCGCCACTTGTAACGCTCGACTAGGTCGGCGGCAGCGTCGGCAAATGTCTTGACGGACTGACCGCTTTCGACGCCAACGCTCAGCAGCACATTGCGCCTGGCGACAGCTTCGTCCCTCGTCCGATAATACTCACGCTTTCCACCCTGCGCAGCTCGACGCGAGTCACAGGCCCAGGCTTTCCAGCCTTTATCTGCGCGTGATTTGATCTTGTAGATTTTGATATCTGTAGCCATTTCGACCTCCGTTATTGACTGTTCGTATCTATTAAATAGACACATTATGTCAATATAACAAGGTCGGCTTCAAACTTTTGGTACCGTGCGGTACCACTTTTTTGATCAAACCCGCAGAAAACCGCCAAAAAATTGGCGACCCCAACGGGAGTCGAAACCGCTTGAATGTTAAATTAACACGGCCAAACTGTATCAAAATGGCGGTACACAGCCAATATCTAATTCACTCGACAGATCTAAAATCAGCACAATTATGTTGGTTTGGTACCGTAGCGGTACCGCACCGTGTGACACAAATGTCAGACTACTTTCCGTAGCTAGCCATCGCTGATTTCTTCTTTTTCTTTTTGGGAAACCCTGCCTTCATATTTTTATAGGCTTTATCACTGACGGTGCTTTTTGATTTCGGCCGGCTCGTTCCAGCAGCACGCCGCTTGTTGATGTTTTCGTACAGGCTCATTTCTTACCCTCGTTGCGTTTCGATATTGCTCGCGCTTTCGATCGAGCATCAGCGCTGCTGCTTGCTCCCCAGGCACGCAACGCGAGCAGCTTGCGTGTAGGTTTCCCGTCTTTGAAATCCGGCCCCTTGCCCCCACCCATGCGCGCGAGGAACGACGCCCGTCGAGGATTGTCACCGGACTTGACCGGCCGCTTTAAGTTCATGCCCTGGGCACGCGCCGATCGTCGTCCCGCTTCGTTCAGTCCACCCTTCGGGTTCTGCCCGGCCTTGCGTTGCCAGGCTGGTGTCTTAGCCATGTCGCTGTCTCTTCCAGGTTAAAAATTCTGCGCCCTCTTTGAGATCACCAAACGGTTTTACCCGGCAGTTCGGTGCCGCCGTTGGATCGATGACAAAGATGATAGATGAGCCGTATTGCTCTTCAGTAAAACCGTGGCGGTGGCCGAACTCGTCATGCCATTTGTAGCCACGCGCCCTCGCCATGTTGACGACCTGACCGCCGGCATTTTCTTCCTGCGCCAGCGCCCAGGTGTGATGATGCCCGGCGACAAATATGTCCGCGTCCTCACCCCACAGGCTTGCACGCTTCTGACCGTGCAGCGGGTTATAGATCGACGTGCCTTTGTGATTGTGGCTGGCGTCCACCCGCACCGTCGAACTGGGGAACACCAGCTTGAACTGTGCCTGCCAGTCAAGCATCGGCACCTGCATCACGTTGATCGCCTTTAAATACGTGCTGAACTCGCTGTGCATTGTATCGTGATTACCGTGCAACCAAATCAACCAAGGGATTTCCGCTTCCTTGAGAAACCACTGCGCCAGCTTGCGCTCGGTGGCGCGACTGATGTCCTCTTCTGCATAGAGCTGGATCAGGCGACCGCCCCAGTTGTTCGTCGTGTCCCCGATGTTGACGCATCCGATGCCTGGCGTCGTCGCCATGATCTCCACGTCGCGCCGCAGCAGCGGAATGTTGCAGCTTGTCCCGAGATGCGGGTCGCCCACCACGACCAATCCGAACGGATCGTCCGACGCAATCTTGATGTCGAACCATTTCTTGGCCTGCTGATGTTCCTGCTTCTTTTCCCAGCGCCGGGAAAGGTGGTCGAGGATTTCGTCGGGCGATATGTCCTCGTCAGGAAACTCTGGCAGCGTAACCTCGTCAGTGTCTTCTACTTTCTCCGCCTCTCCGAAACGAGTGTGCGCCGTTCGCACGCGGCCCTCAAAAGTGCTGCGATTGATGTTAAGTGCGCGAGCGGCACCTGAGACGCTGCCGTGTTCCGCGACCGCCGCCAGCGTTGCCAAGCATTGCTCATCTGTTAGTCCACGGGGCGGCATCAGCTCACCATTTGCTTGGCAAGCCGCGCCGCGCGGGCTGGCACTTGGTTGGCGAAGCGGCTGTCGAGCAGCTCGGCTGCGGCAAGCTCATAATCAGGCGGCTGTTTTGCAAGCGCGCTTAGCATTCGATTAAAACCTGACAAGCGCGGCCAACCCAGCTGAAAGCAAAGCTGGACGACGACCGATTGGCGCGTTGCGTCAAGCTCGTCAAACCATGCCCACTGCTGGCACTCTTCGATGGTCCGCTCGATATCATTGCGCAGCAGATAGTCCGCTTCTTCTTCCGAGATACCGATACCGCCGTGCTTCTGGTCAATGTTCCTGCCATAGCCAACAGTGTGCGCGCCAGCCGTGCAGATATAGCAGTGCG